ATCCCGCGCTCCCTGCCCCTGGTGTTCGCCCAAAGGGTATTGCCCCGCAGATGACGCCGGAGTTCAAGCAGATCATGGCTATGGGGCTTGACGGTGTTGCAGCCGAAGCCTTCAAAATCGGCATCAATCCCAACGGAAAATCCCTGCGCAAACTCGTTCACATGGTCTATGATGCCAAGTATCCAAAACTCGCTTGATACCGTGCATCACAAAGCTCTGGCGACCTTCTGCCGCCGCTGAATCGCTCTACGATGAGCAAATGCAACTCCTGTCGCCGGATGTTCGGCGGCAGGAGGGGCGGGATGCGACGGAATACGAAATCCTGCTGGCGACATTCGGCGCACTCCCGCACAAGCACCCGCTCAAATACGAGTTCCTGATCTTATGCTGGATGCAGCAATGGCCGGAAACGATCCAGTTTGAGAATGACGGCATCCTCAACCATTGGCTGTTCCGCATGGCGAAAGGGTTCTGCTTCTCCCGCCGTCTGCTGTTGATGGGTTGCGGTTCATCGGGCAAAACCCAAGCATCAGCCGCCTACGCCTACACCATCTGGAAGGCGCGACCCTTTAACACATCCGTATTCCTGTCCACCACATCAGCGGAAGCAGGCGAATCGAGAACATGGGGTGCGGTGAAGGACTTGCACAAGGCTGATAAGTTCAAAATCGGCAAGCGCATTGATTCCCTTCACCTGATTACCCTCGATGAAGAAGTGCGCGATGAGGACGGGGTAAAGGAGCGGGATTTCCGCGACGTTATCAAGTGCATCAACATCAAGCCGGGACAGGAAGGCAAGAACGTAGTTGCATCCATCGTTGGACGTAAAAACGAACACGTAGTCTGGATTTGCGACGAATTTCCGTTTATGGACGTTGGCGTATTGACGGCTCGCGTGAACCTCAACACGAACCCGTTCTCGCAGTTCATCGGACTCGGTAATGCACCCGAAGAAGGCGACCCGATGTATATTGATGCCGCACCTTTCGGTGACAAGTATCCCGATGGATGGAAATCGCTAGACAAAGATTCGATGGATAGCTGGCTTACTTCATCCGGTCTATGCCTTTACTTCAACGGCGCAAAGTCTCCAAACTTCAAGGAACCCGGCAAGATTCCGTTCCCGCGCCTGATGAACGAGAACTTCCGCAAAGAGATTCTATCGGATGCAGGAAGCGAGGATGCGCCGATGTATTGGAAGCAGTTCTACGGCTTCCCGCCTTCCGTGGATGTGTCGGACAAAGTTCTTTCTGGAAAGCTGATGGAGTCTTGCGGTGCATTCCAGAAAATCAACTGGCAGGACAACAACCTGTCCACCCTTGCAGGACTCGACCTTGGATTCCGCGCAGGAGGCGATCCCTGTGTCATTCAATTCGGAAAAATCGGTTCCGGCAGGCATGAGGACGACATTGATGCCCGCTACAAGCGCATGATTGCCTTGGAGCGCGATGCTATTGCGCTTGTGCCGAAGCAATCGAAAGAAGCCTTTGAAGTGCAGATTGCAAAGCAGGTAGTCGAGCAATGCCGTAGCCGAAGCTGCCACGAACTCGCCTTGGACGTTACGGGTGATGGCGGTATCCTTTTGCAGCACATCGAGCGCGAAGCCCGTGAGCAGTCTTACAGCCTCACCGTTCACGCGATCTCGTTCTCCGGTATCGCTGAAAACCGAATCGTGATTCCCGGCGAAAAGCGCAAGGCCCGCGAGATGTTCGCCAACATGGTGTGTCAGATATGGGGCACTACCCGTCTCGCGGTGATGAATAGGGCGGTTGGCGGGATGAATAGTCAATCGAACGTCACCAAGCAACTATGCGCCCGCAAAATGGGCACAGACGAGAAAAAGCGCATGACGATTGAGCGCAAGAAGGACATGAAAGAACGGATTCGCCGTTCACCCGATCACGCTGATGCCGCCTGTCTGCTGATCCATCTGGCAATGCGCAACGGGCTTGCAGGGTATGAGCAGAAGCGGGAAGCCAAGCCGTTTAACCCGGAGGACTACTTGAAGAAGGTCAATCCAGCAGGGAAATATGGGACGCAGCAGCGGAGTGTGTATAGCGGGCGGTAGCTACTTCTGCTTCCCTAAACTCACCGCATCCCATTCCTTGAACAGATTTTTCAACCACGGCTCCATCGGCCATTCGCCCCTTTTTGTAGCCATGCAATGCTCGAAAACGGCAACCCCTTTGTAGCTATGCGCGATGCCGAATCCACCCCATTTCGGCGTATCCCCCATTTCTATCGGGACTCCCGACATTCTGAAACCCAACTCGAAAGTTCCTTTGTCGCCGTGCAGCATATTGAACCAGCAATCGGTATGCTCGTTTAACCAGCCCGTCCAGCGCAACCCCATCCACCCCTCAACCTTGTCCACTATGAACTGCCCGGTTTCCCATTCCACATCCGGCGATAACCCGCAATAGGTGTATCCCCAGCGGCTCGGATGACACGGCTTAACGTCATTGAAGAATAACGTCTTGCCTTCGCACAGCTGGAATATCGTTTCCGGCTTCACCACGGGAAAGCAATCGGCATCTATGAACATGACATGACGCCAAGAGCTATGCGTGACAGCGTAATTCTTCAACACCCAGCCGCTCATCTGCCGAACCATGTGCTTCTTTAAGACGTTGAACACGTTGACCGTTTCTACCCCCATCTCTGCAAAACTTTTCGCGGCCCATGCTGGCATCTCCTTCTCGCCTATGTGCCACACCTGTATCGGCAACTCGCACCCCAATTCCCGTAGTCTCCGGCATAACACCCAACTCCATGACAGATACTTCCCTCCACCAGCTATCACGATACCGCATCCGGTGCAGTCGGGCGGCTCCGATTCCAGCAGCCGATTCTTCCTGACATGATTCACCATTGCACCGCATCGCTGTTCCTCAAATCGAGGCAACCCGATGCTGTCCTTCGCCTGCGTTTCAGCAAGTGACGGCATGGCTAGTTCGGCCAAACTATGCGCGACTCGTCGCCCCATATATCCAGCCCTGCCGCAAAGCACAGCCAGATGATCCGGATTACTCGCGGGTTCTGTGTGTCTGGACGTTGTGTGTGTAGCCGGGGAAGCCAGAACCACCACACGAAGTTGAAGCGACTGCGATATTCTCCGTCCGGTTCTGAGTAGCCTCTTGGTGCAATGAAGCAGCGTGAACGAACCATAAATCCAACCGCCAAAAATGGAGCGGTCAAAAAGCGGAATAGCCAATGAAGTAATTGCATATCCCTTAAATCGAGAACACAGGTTCAGCAGATCGCGCTTCACGTTCCTGCTCCAATTCAGCAAGAAACCGATCCTCGCGCTCACGCCGAAGCTGCTCGTCCGCCAGTTCATTCAACTGCTCATCAGTCAATTCCCCGGTCAAGATGTCAAACGGTAATCCCATATACGTGTTAACCTTTTACGGGGTTTAACGATTACGTCAATACCTTTTATCGGGGTGAAGTGCAGCAGGGTTATAGGGATGCAGGGCAGCAGGTGTATCCGGTGTAGAAGGGGATAGCCTGTCGAGGAACACGGCATAGGAAACGGGCACAACTCACCTATTGCTAGATGAGTTGGAAATGTTGAAAGAAACAGCCCGACTGAGGTATTCCGCTGAGGTTTCCGTAACACCGTCCCGAAGGACGCATAGACTCGTCAGCACCCGCCACTCGGTCATCCGGTAATGGCTTGGTCTATGAACTCTCCCGCTTGCGCAGGAATGACGGTAGATGAAGGGAATTGAACCCTTCTCGATTTATCAACCACAAGGCTATCACGCGCATCCTTTAGAGTGCGTCCCCTGTGCGCGGCTATCGTTGCTGTCCGCTCTTGCTTATGCACCCCTCACGCTGGTGCAATCTATCGAGGTCGCCGCTTGGCTCTTTGTGCGTATGCCGAGACATGAGGCCAAAGAAAAACCGAAGTGGTCGAGCACTTCGGTTTCCTTCCCAAGAGCACTTGGGACTATACTTGTCCACCCTTCCGGGTTTCGAGTTTCTAAAGATTTCGATGCACTCGACTGCGATCTGCACGGATACTGCCATGCCCATTCCATCCGTCAAATCTTTTTTCAATAAATCTTCTTGACCTTACTAGCAAATCCAGATACCTACGCATTCACCTATGAAATGCCCACGCTGCAAACTCGTCTGGAAAGTCAAAGCATACGCCGATGGAGGGAAAATCCGTTGGCGCAAAATGACAAAGGAACAACGGCTCGTATGGGTCGCAAAGATTCAGGAGGGGCGCAGGAAGCAGCTAGTCGAAGCGCGGCTGGCGAAGGAACAAGCTAAAACACAACAACCATGAACATACCAAAAATTAACTTCAACGTAGATAAGTATAGGAAAATCTGCAAAAAACTAGACCCGATTCTAGCTGAGTCAATCAGTAGCCGAAGCGTGGACGATTGGAACTGTGTGGTAATGGCACTAGCGACTTCGCTTCTTGGTATGCACATGGACAGCAAGACAAGCCTTGAAGATTCCATAAATATGGCGCAGCAGACTATCCAATGTGTGCCGAGCCTCTTTATCGTGATAAGCCAGAGGGAGACCAAGCAACCATGAACGACACCAACCTCAAGACCTTACTTGCATCCGTGAAAGGGGTGACGCTGTGAACACCGCCGACCACCTAACCCTCATCGAGTCTAAGTGCGAAGCCAACCTAGATTATCTGCAACTGTGTCGCAGCGGCGGTGCTCTAATTACAAAAATAGACCTATTTGCCGAAGCTGGATGGAAAAGCACGCTGGCGGCGATAAAATGGCTGCGGTCGATCAAGCAAAGCGACGTATGCGCCGATCAAGCTCATGCTTGTAACCATCCAGATGATGCGCGAGACGCTATCAACGAAATCATCGCCGCATGGCCCATCGAACTACTTCAATGAACATCAACAATGTGCTGATTCAGCTATGACCGACCACACCAACCACACCTACGACTTCAAAATCTACAACGGACGCATCAAGGTCTACGTGGACGGCTACGTGATGTTCACGTTCAATCAGATCGATTTTAAGGGCTACTACGCCTATAAAGACGACACGTTGCTGTTCGGAATAGACATCTACCTCGTTGATACGACGATGGAAATCTACTTTAAAACCAAGGAAAACTGGTTCGCAATTCTCGCGCTACTCGACAAAAATCTATGAACAAACGACCAACTATGCTGACTGATTGTGCATCATTCGGGACAGACGATGAATCATTGAACAGACTATACGAGATTCGTGAATTACCTAAATACGTGGTTCCGGCTGACTTCGCCCGCACCCTCGAACGCTCACTCGCAGAGCGAACGGAGGAAAGGGA